TGGAAGAGAAGTTGTTCAACTTTGATTTTTTACTTGACTTTGAGATTGAAGAATAGTATAATGCTTACCAGATGATTGAGAGAGTTATCAATCATACTATAGGGTTATTTACCCACCCATTAACACACAGGAGGAAAAAATGGGAATTGACATGAAGAAAATGCGCGAGAAGTATGCAGCCCTCAAGAGCCGAGGTGAGGGTCGAAGTTCATTCTGGCGTCCACAAGACGGTGATCAAGTCGTTCGACTTGTTCCCACAGCAGACGGTGATCCGTTTAAGGAGTATTGGTTTCACTACAATCTTGGCAAGAACTCGGGCTTTCTAAGTCCGAAGCGTAATTTTGGTGAGGATGATCCTCTGAACGACTTCGTTCGCTCCCTTTATAAGGAGGGAACCGAGGAGAGTATCAAGATGGCGAAGAGTTTGTCTGCTCGCCAACGTTTCTTTGCTCCCGTCGTCGTGCGTGGAGAGGAAGAAATGGGTGTTCGTGTCTGGGGATTCGGAAAGCAGGTTTATGAAACCATTCTTAATCTTGTTCTTAATCCTGAGTACGGCGATATTACGGATCCTGAGAGTGGTATTGATCTTACCATTAATTATGGTAAGCCTGCCGGGGCTCAATTCCCCCAAACAAAACTCACCCCGAAGCGACGTTCGTCGCCTCTCTTTGAAGAGAAGGACCGGATCAAGGAGGCTCTTTCGAGTGTTCCTGATTTCTCTCAACTTTTTGAGCGAAAGACGCCCGCAGATGTGCAGGTGTTGCTGGATGAATTCCTTCTCGGTGAAAGCGATGCCGAAGCTGTCTCGTCCGAGACGGTGAAGTATAGCAACACCTCTTCGGAAGTCGATAAGGCTTTCCAAGAGCTGGTGTAAACTGAGGTGATCGCTTGGGGGGCTTCGGCCCCCCTTTTCTATAAGGAGGAAAAGTGGTAAATAAAGGTGGCCTCTCTGTGACAGAAATGCGCAAGATGCTTAATAAAAAGCACGGGATGACCGTTGCACATAATTTACAAGATGAGAACCCAACGCAAGTAACAGAGTGGATTCCTACCGGCTCACGGTGGTTGGATTCAATTGTTTGTCGCGGACAGTTGGCTGGGATTCCGGTCGGAAAAGTCACCGAGATTGCTGGTCTTGAAGCAACGGGCAAGTCTTATATGGCTGCGAAGATTGCTGCGAACGCCCAAAAGATGGGGATTACTGTTATTTATTTTGATAGTGAGAGCGCCATCGACCCCGCGTTTTTGGAGAACGCTGGCTGTAATGTCGAGGAGCTAATTTATGTCCAGGCCCAATCTGTTGAAATGGTTTTGGAGTCTATTGAAGAGTTTTTGAAGACAGGAGAGAAATTTCTTTTTATCTGGGACTCTCTTGCCCTCACACCAGCGGTTGGCGACGTGGAAGGGGACTTCAATCCTCTATCCAGTATGGCGTTGAAGGCTCGTATCCTCGCAAAAGCGATGAGCAAGCTCACGATTCCGATTGCCAATACAGAATCAACCTTCTTGGTCCTCAATCAGCTGAAAACGAACATCACCAGGAATCCGAATATGGCTCTCGTTGAACCATTCGTGACCCCTGGTGGGAAAGCGATGATATACGCATATTCATTGCGTATTTGGCTCACTGGCCGCAAGTCAAAGGCATCCTTCATCACAGATGATAATGGTTTTCGAATTGGGTCAGAGGTAAAGGCAACATTGAGAAAGAGTCGGTTCGGATCACAGGGCCGACAGGCAACTTTTAAAATTCTTTGGGGTGATGAAGTTCGTATCCTCGATGAAGAGAGTTGGCTTGAAGCAATCAAGGCCTCAAATCATATTGAGATCAAGGGTTCGTGGTATTCTCTTGACATGGGCAGCGGAGATGTGGTAAGGTTCCAACCAGGAAGATGGATGGAGAAGATCAAAGATCCCGCGTTCAAGGCGAGAGTATTAGAAGTAATGGAAGAACACGTCATCCAGAACTTCAAGACACGAAAAGGAAACCCTAACGATTTCTATGATGTAGATGGCGACGAAGACCAAGATCAACCGGCTGTCGAAACGACGGCGTAGATACTTGCAGCTTGCGAAGAGAATCGCAGGGCAAAGCACACACGGCACACATAGTCACGGTTGTGTCCTTATAAAGGGTGGCTCCGTGATTAATGTATCCGCCAACAAAAACAATCATTGTAATTTTGGAAGAAGATTTCGAGGGTACGATAATAAAGATTTTTCAACCCTCCACGCTGAACTTGGTGTTGTGCTTGGGTTGGATAGTTCTTTAACTTCGGGATCAATTGCTTATGTTGTTCGCGTGAAGGGGGATGAGTGGAGAATGAGTAAGCCGTGCCCGATGTGTGAGCAGGCATTAAGGTTCTGTGGCGTGAAAAAGGTGGTTTATACCACGAACGATGACTCAGTTATTGTGGAGAAGTTGTGAGGCGGTGGAAAAAGAGATATGATTGGAATAAAAAACAACACCAAACTGTTGAAGAGTTTCTTGAAGACGGGGGTGACCTTGATAAACTCCCGCCAAAGGGATCTCCTGAACCTCGTTGTTTTACAACGGTCCACTGGGGTCGGGCCCCAATTAAAAAAGAAAAAGGCAAATCAAACTATAAGAGATATATGGGCTCTTCGGACTGGTTGAAGGACAAGAGGCGTGAGGCCTTTTCACAACTGGGGTCGGCTTGTGAGATTTGTTCTTCCACTAAAAATATAAACATTCACCACAATAACTATAATCGACTGGAAGGGGAGAGCGTCTGGGCAGACCTGCTTATAATCTGTGAGGAGTGTCACAAACTATTTCATAAAAAAACACGAGGTCGAGATATGCGCAATGCGGACCCTCTTAAATCTCAGAGTGAGCTTTGTACTGTTTGTTGTGAGGTTGCTGCGATATCTTATCAAGCTCGATACAGGCTTATAAATTTATGCGAATGTTGTATGGGCATCTACGAGAAAGAAATTAAACAGGAATTGATCGTAGAGAGGCTTGAGCAGGAATTGATTGTAGAGAAATTCGATAAACCACCGCCCAACAAACAAGAATCGACGGCGAGTTCGAGAAAACACTCGAAACCATCTTTTCGTGATTTGCCAAGAATTAAAATTAGAAAAGTAGTGAGGAGGAAAAAATGAAAAGAATATTAATCATTGATGCCCTCAACATGATGTATCGCAACTACATCGTTGATCCAAGCATCTCAACAAACGGTGCCCCAATCGGGGGTCTTAAGGGGTTTATGAAATCCCTCCAGAAGCTCGTCCGGGAAACAAAACCTGACGACATCATCATTTGTTGGGACGGAGAAGGTGGATCACAGAGGCGAAGATCCCAAAATAAAGATTATAAAGAGGGACGCAAGCCAATTCGCCTTAATCGCTCAACAAGAAACTTGTCCGAGGATGAAGAAAAAGAAAATAAGTTCTGGCAACAGCTAAGACTAATTGAATACCTCAATCAACTTCCAGTCACCCAACTGATGCTTCCGAGCGTTGAAGCGGACGATGTGATTGGTTATGTGACTCAATATTCAAAGTTCAAGGAACATCAAAAAGTAATTGTATCCAGTGATAAAGATTTCTTTCAACTCTGTAATGGCAATACAATCCTTTATCGACCAATTCAGAAGACCATTTTAAATGAGGCACGGGTCACCGAAGAATACGGGATTCATCCAAATAACTTTGCTCTGGCGCGAGCCATCTGTGGAGATAAGAGCGACAACATTAAAGGGATCCAGGGAGCTGGTCTCCCAACCATTGCGAAGAGATTTCCTTTTATGAAGAATGATTCATTTTGTACAATCGAAACTGTTATTGATCACTGTGAGGAGCAGGAAAAGAAGTTGCTCATTCACGAGAGAATCCTTGACAACCGAGACAAAATAAGTGATAATTACAAACTGATGCAGCTTTATTCACCATCGATTTCAGCGCAGGGAACACACCAGTTGAGAGTAAAACTTGACAACGAATCCAGAATCTTCAACAAGACTGCGATTATCTCAATGATGTTTGAAGATGGAGTTGGAGAGTATAACTGGCTGGAGTTGTGGACTTGTTTTAATAAGATTGTTTGGGAAAGCAAAGTACCGTTTTAGCAAAGGAGAAGAGATGGATTTTTGGACTGGCGCCGCAATTATAGCAAATTCTTGTTTAATGGGAACAATAACAATGGGTATGATTGTATTTATCACGATGAATGTAAAATACAGAGGCGATGATGAAGAATGAGCCCTGCCGGATATCTCGTTACCCTCAAGGAAGATTGTGCGACGAAGTATTATCGCCCTGGGGCAGAGAAAATACTAGGAGTGGGCATCGTGCTTTCGGAGTTTGTAACAATGGATGGTGAATTGTTCTATGAAGTTGTTTGGGCGACCAATCAGAAAGAATATGTGAGACCATCGTGGTTGAATTTAATTAAAAAAAACACTAGCAAAACTGAAACAAAAGGCGTATAATAACGGTCATGCAAACAGTAAGCACTCTTAGTTTCGACAAGCAAGAAGACTTTTCTCGGTTTGGTAAATCCTTCCAGGAAAGTCTTTGTCGTTTGATCCTTCTTGATCGCCCCTTCGCTGATCAAATCGGCGAGGTTCTAGATTTTAACTTCTTTGAACTGAAATATCTTCAAGTATTCTGCCAGAAGATCTATTCGTATAAAGAAAAATATAAAGCTCACCCAACGTCAGAAGTGATGATGACGATTGTGAGGACCGAGCTTGAAGATGAAAATGAAGCAGTCGTAAGTCAAGTCAGAAGTTATTATGCCAGGGTCCTGTCGAAGGACGGCCTCGAAGGGGCTGAATATATTAAAGACACCTCTCTTGATTTTTGCAAAAAGCAAAAACTTAAGGAAGCAATCCTAAAATCGATAAAACTGATCAAGAGTTCATCGTTTGACGAGATAAAGTGTGAAATTGACTCAGCATTAAGGTTGGGTTCGGATAATAATTTCGGTCACGATTATTTAAAAGACTTTGAGGTCCGATTTGTTCCTCGATACAGGCAACCTGTGTCTACCGGGTGGAGAGAGGTCGATGATCTTTGTCGGGGCGGCCACGGGCAGGGTGAGTTGGGCGTTGTGATCGCTCCCACGGGTGCTGGCAAATCAATGGCCCTGGTTCATCTTGGAGCGCAGGCCCTAAAGCAGGGAAAAACCGTAGTTCATTATACATTGGAGCTGCAAGATACTGTTGTGGCCAGTAGATACGATAGTTGTTTAACGGGATATCCATTATCGGGTTTACTTCAATATAAAGAAGAGATCTTGGAGATGGTTTCAGACCTCGGAGGATCTCTAATCGTTAAGGAATATCCCACGAAAAGTGCCACAGTTGGGGTTATAAGAAATCATCTTTCAAAGCTCGTGAACCGAGGAACAGAAATTGGAATGGTCATTGTTGATTATGGAGATCTCCTACGACCCACTCGACAAAGAAATGAAAAGAGAATAGAGTTAGAATCCATCTATGAAGAACTACGAGGCGTCGCACAGGAGTTCAAGTGTCCCCTCTGGACAGCCTCTCAGACAAATCGGTCAGGCCTTAACGCAGAGGTTATTACAATGGAATCAATCTCAGAGGCGTTCAACAAGTGTTTTATAGCTGATCTTATCTTTTCTATTTCAAGAACTATCGAAGACAAGAACACAAACACTGGAAGAATTTATGTTGCGAAGAACAGGAACGGGCCAGATGGTCTGGTATTCCCGATCTTTATGGACACATCGAACGTAAAAATGAAAGTATTACCAGCAAACGAAGAAACACAAAATGCGGCCTACAAATCCACAAAGAATGCAATGGAAGATCTTCGAGAGAAATATAAAACTTTCAGAACAAAAGACAAAAAGGAAAGCAAGTGAAAGTTGGCGATCTGATAAAGGTCAATGATAAATTAAATGACCCGCACTTCCCCGATTGTAAGGTGGGAATCATCATCAAAGTGGGGATCAATGGAGACTTGTTTGACGTTTGTTTTGTAAATGGCTTTATAACCAAAATTTTTATTAAACATATGGAGCTTATCTCTTCAGAATGAGCTATTTATAAGACGAGCGGGAAAACACAAACATGTCTTATTTGGATAAGTGGAAAAGTTTCGTTGGCAAAACGGAAAGAAAACTTCTTTTTGAACAAAAAAGAAAAAAATACTTACAAGAGGTAAGCGAAAAGGAAGCAGGGAAGATTTGGGATTGGTTTGACAACGATTTCTCCAAGCTTTCCTTTGGCGATTTGTTTGACGGCAACCTTCGGGTTGCTTTTCCTCTTACCACCAAAGAAGAAAAACAAATAGATGGGATAGTGCGACTGCTTCACAACGCGGGGTACAATCCAGCTGGCCCCGCAAATGTAAATTTTTCAGTTAAAAAGGTAAAACAAAAGGGTCGCAGACTGGGTGGTGAAGAATTTGAAGAAGAAGTCTGGGTCCCCGATCTTAAAGTTGCAAAACAAATAGAAAAAGTTATTCCCAAGGGACCAAGGGCGGGCGAGACAGTAACACAAAGAAGAGAAGTGAGCATCGCCAAGGCACTGGCCAGTAAGGATGTGGGGGCCCCGAAAGAACTTGTTGCTTGGTGGAATAAAAACCAAGCAAAATATACAAAAGACAAGAATTGGGAACAAATAGAAACTTCCTACGAGGCAGCGCAGTATGGCCGCGCACCTGCTCACGGGTATACAGTTATCGCTTCCCGCCACCCGGTAGATGTTCTTCGGATGAGCGACTTCCAAAACATTAGTAGTTGTCATAGCGAAGGACAATCTTATTTTAAATGTGCTGTCGCCGAAGCAAAAGGTCACGGCCCAATTGCTTATTTGGTGAAAGACGAAGACTTTCAAAAGTTTCTGGATCCAGCAGGCCCTTGGGGTTTTGATTTTGATGTGGAAGATTTACAGCCTGAGCCACACAGTCTTTCCGAGTTTGATAATAACGAGATCTTTGCCGACCGTGACCGCCGGGTGAAAGGCATTCAGCCCGTCTCCCGGGTTCGTCTTCGCAGATTTGAGGACACCGACAATGGTGAAGAATTTGCTGCCCCGGAACTTAGAGTGTATGGAAAGTCAGTTCCCGGATTTCAACAAGCAGTGAGCAAGTGGGCCTGGACCGAACAAAAAGAAATTTTTTACGACGAAGATGGGGATATGCAGGTGCCAGAAGAATATAGTCTGGTAAGGCACGGCGGTTCGTATGAAGATAACGACGACGGCACAGTATTAAACTCTTTCTTCGCGAAGAGTGGGGAACAAGTCATACAGCAATATAGTGGTAACGTTGCGCACGAGACCGAAGACGAAGATGAGAGTGTCTATGACGAGTGGGCCAACCAGATAGACGAGATTAATCAACAAGCAAATTCTCTTGAGCACGTTGGTTTTTATGCTGATCTGGATCACGGGGACGAACACCCGTATATTATGGCTAGCGCTAGGCTAACAATTACTATTCCGCTTACCGGTTGGGACGGCGCGAAAGATGAAGGCGGTTGGACCTACCCGATGAAAGATGTCGGCGACAAGCTTGGCGGAGAGATGCAAAAGATTAATGAGTTGGAGCCCATTCCCGACTCGGGTAATTGGTCAGATATGCGCGGCTTTATTAGCGACATAGAACCAGATGATTTTTATCCCGAGGAGACCGAATATAATATTACCTTAAATCCACCAGAGATAGAAATAACTTATCATATTGGCTGTGATGACTGTGGCGCCCCGGATGATGTTGAGAGATTTCTTGATTATGTAAGGACTGACATTGATGAAAACTATAAACAGATAACAGAAAAGGTAAGACGGGGCCTCGTTGAAGATGATTATATAGCAGCCGCCCCATTTGATTCTGCCGCGAAAGAACTGGAAGAGAAGAAATTTAAAAACTTTGAGTTTATGGAGGATCTGGACAACGAAGGCGAAGTCTGGCTCTATTCCAAAAACGAAAAGGGCGGTATTTTATGGCCCCTTGACATTAAAATTCCAAAGATTTTTGCGAAGCAATTTAAACACGAAGGATCCGGGATACAGTTTTACTGGGACAATCTCACTCTATTTAAAGTATTGCAGCCGCTTATGCGAAACCGCAAGACAGGCCCCGGTGGTGGGTATTTACACTTGGACCCAGCCGCTGAGATCGCGGTTGCTGATCAACTAGTAAGGTTAGAGCAGGCAGCGGGCGAAATAGCCAAAAAACAATTACACCTTGATCTTGGAGATGATTGGGAACCAAAGATTTTTAGTTCCGACGACATCGCCGCAACAATGGTGATGGGCGTTGGTTATATCGAACCCGCCCGTGCGCGCACCGCGGGCACACCCGGCGGTGGTCTTGGTGCATATTTTAGAGCCCATATTGATATTGACCACACGGAAGCGGAAATCAAAACAGCGATTAAGTTTGTTGAGCTTCTAGATCAGAATATCAGCACGATTAAAAAAGCTTTTGAGGATATTATTGAGCCTGTAATCCTAGCAGGGGTCAAGGAAAAGACAGAAGAAATATTCAGGTGGGAAAGTGGTGAAACAATAAAGGGGTATGTTGATGTCCTGACGGAGCCCCAATATCCAGAGGATTACAGGCGTCTTGGAATGTGGGTTTGGCAAAACTGGAAGGAGTTTGATAAAGTTGAAAAGAGGGTTGCCGAGAAAATATTAAAAGATGTCTTTGGCGGCGCCGAATACGTTCTAAACCCGCCGACACTGGACGGCCACAACAATGACCGGACTCCACCCGGCTGGAATAATCGGGTCGCGAGGGAGCCGGACGGCGACTTTAATTATAAATGGACGGGTCCATCAATATGGGACATCGAGGTGCCCGGAGAAGAAAAAGAAGAGCCAAAAGAAGAGCCCGCGAAAGATAGTGAAAAAAGTGCTCTGGTTACAGAAAGCAAGTCAAGAAGAAAGATGGTGATTAGAATAAAAACCTCTTGAATTCTCAACAAAACTACGGTAAGATACACATGACTTCTGCATCCTTGCGGAGTCAAAGACACAGAAATTTCTAGGAGAAGGAACAAATATAATGAGCCAAAACAAGTCAATCGAGATTCTATCCGACATTACACACTTTATGAAATACGCGAAATATCTCGATGGACTTCAGCGAAGAGAAACTTTTGAAGAAACGGTGGATCGCAACAAGGAGATGCACCTTAAACGGTTCCCAAAATTATCCGACGAGATTGAGAAGGTTTATTCTTTTGTTTATAATAAACGCGTGCTGCCCTCAATGCGCTCAATGCAGTTTGCTGGCAAACCGGTTGAGTTGAATAACTCAAGAATTTTTAATTGTTCTTATCTCCCGATTGACCACATTGATTCATTTTCAGAGATTATGTTCCTTCTGCTTTCGGGGTGTGGTGTTGGATTCTCCGTCCAGAAACACCATGTTGCTGAACTGCCTCCGGTGAAGGGCCCAAGGATTAACCCCAATACAGGGAAATCAAGAAAGCGTCGTTATGTTATTGGAGACTCTATTGAGGGTTGGGCTGACGCTGTAAAGGTGCTCGTTGAGGCGTACTTCTACGAGAAGTCAGACCCGGATTTTATTTTTGATGGGGTTCGACCAAAAGGCGCAAGGCTCATCACGTCGGGTGGGAAGGCACCCGGCCCTCAACCTCTTAAAGATTGCATCCACAATGTTAGGAAGGTTCTTGATAGAAAAAGCAGAGGGGAAAAACTTTCAACTATTGAAGTTCATGACATCATTTGTTATATTGCAGATGCTGTTCTTGCTGGCGGCATTAGAAGGGCAGCTCTCATTTCTCTCTTTTCTTTTGACGACGATGCGATGCGAGCAGCTAAATCTGGAAGCTGGTGGGAGAAATACCCACAACGTGCCCGCGCCAATAACTCGGCAGTGGCACTTCGTCACCGCATTAAGAAGAGAGACTTCATGGATCTTTGGGAAAGGATCGAGCACTCGAACTCGGGAGAGCCAGGAATTTATTTTTCCAATAATCAGGATTGGGGCGCAAACCCTTGCGTTGAGATTGGCTTACGTCCTTTTCAGTTCTGTAATTTGGTTGAAATCAATGGAAGCATCCCATTTAAAAGCCAAAAAGAATTTAATGAAGCGTGCAAAGCTGCAAGTTTCATTGGAACACTGCAAGCTTCTTATACTGACTTTCATTATCTGCGAGAGGTTTGGCAAGAAACAACGGAGAAGGATGCTCTCATCGGCGTGAGCATTACAGGTATTGCGAGCGGGTGCCTAGACAACTTTGATTTGACGGAGGCGGCGAACGCTGTTATTG